ACTGGCGTATTCAAGTCATGGCCTTGATATTTGATTTGATCGGGAGTTGTATTGACTGGTACACGTTACCTTTCGCCTCGATGCTCGTGACGGCCGCCATCGTGTTAATCGAGGGACGTAGCGTGTGGGAGAACGAGAAGGCAAAGAAGAGCCAAGTGGCGAAACTGCCGGACGCTATCCGGGCGATAATTCAATGTGCCGACGCTAAAACGGCGGAACAGTTACTGGACAAATTAAAAAAACTCGATGATGAAACTGGAACTAAATAGAATAGCGAAGAAACCTTCGTACACAATCGGTCAGTTGTTCGTGGACGGGGAATATTTTTGTGACACGCTAGAGGATTATTGTCGTGATCTTGACAAGGAGGAAAAGGTAATGGACGAGACGGCGATCCCGGCAGGAACCTACGAGGTTATCGTGAACGTGTCCGCGAAATTTAAACGGAAATTGCCCTTGCTTTTGAATGTTCCCCATTTCACGGGTATAAGGATTCACAAGGGTAATACAGACAAGGACACGTCCGGGTGTATTCTCGTGGGGGAAAACAGGATACCCGGGAGGGTGATTAACTCGACAAGCTACGAGTTAAGATTAACACGTGTACTGGAGGAAGCGATGGTGGCCGGGGAGAAAATAACCATAACAGTAAAATAGCAAGTTTTATGAAAGTAAAAGATCATGCAATTTTTGAAGAGGGAGAGCGTAACTATCACCAGCCCGTGAATGCATGTGAGCAAACAATTCATCGAGCGTCTTCCACTGGCGTGTGTCCCCGGGATGAAGAATTATCTTCCATGGATAGGGATGTTCAACAAACAGGGGAAACATCTTTGTCGCTATCACGTTGTAATAATCTCGATGATATTCTGGCCCGGATAAAATTGAATCCCAGGATTGTAACCATCCCGGATGACTGGCAGAAGAAAGCAACCGAGGATTTTTTGAAAGGGGGGCATCGGGATAATCCCGGGAAGAGGGGGCGTAACGGGTCAAGTCTTTTGATGACGAAACAAGAACGGTATGAATAAATTTCTAGTCGTGTGTTGTATGGCTTGTTTTGCGATTGGCTTCTTTTTAGGTCGTGGAACAGTGGAAGAAAAAGGAACCGTTCATCACGTGGAGGGTAAAACGATCCGGGACACGATCACCTACCTCGTTTGTGATACCGTTTACCTGGCGGGAGAATTGAAATACAAGTACATTTATAAAACTGATACCATTTTTAAAGATGTTCCTGTCGTGGATCGTGACGCCACGCTGGCGGAAACGGTGAAAGATTGGAACTTAACACGAGTGTACAAGAAAACCTTGTTCGATGACGAGTATGGCAGGTTTTCGATAGATTTACTCGTGAAATATAACGAGTTACAGCAACTCGACTATTCTTTCACTCCCGTTCACAAGGAAATCAAGATCACTAAAAATGATACTTTTACTCCATTCGTGTCGGTCTCCATGTTAACCTTGAACTCGTTTAGTATCGGCGGGGGATTTTTCTATCACGACTTGGGGTGTCGAGTAGAATGGGCATCGGTTGGTTTAAACTGGGGAATAATGTATAAATTTTAACTCTCGATCATTTCCAACTTATTGATACATGACGATAGCGCGAAGAGGCATCAAAAATAATTCAGGATTCTACACGGTAATAAACCCGGAGAAGCTCAAGATTGAATGTAAGTCTTTTCACGTGTTCTTGGACCCGTGTTATACTATTTTTGGAAATTATTTATACATTTGTACCGGGTGAAGGAGATTTCACCTGGTTTAAAAGGATTAACGTGTACTACACAACCATTGATACTCCCACGGTGGAACGATCGAGTATCTTTGGGGAGACGTGGTACGTATATATATCGTGTACGTACCCGTCTTAATTGAACTGTTCCGATCGTTCCACCGTGGGGAGCAGCGAGATTAAGCGGGTACGTTTTTTCATGCTCGAAATTTTGAATTATAGACTTGGTTATATCGGCGATGCGACTGTGAGTGAAAAGCGAGTGCCAACTACTTTCTCGTTGGCGTGGGGTATCCTGAAAGAGGATACCCCTATTTCATTTAAAAAAGCAAGAACAATTTTTCCCTTAAAACCTGTCCTTTTTCTCCCCTTTCCTAACACCTATCATTACGACAAAAATAGCAACCATGATAGAAATGTTCGTCAATAACAAACCCTTGGTTTTACCCTCCGATTTAAAAATCCGGGTAGAGATCAACTCCCCGGCATTCGAATCCGACGTGATCCCTTCCAGTATCGTTTATTATTTCAACGTTCCGGTCACCCAGAATGAAGAAGTTTTTAACTACGCCAATTACGTTGAAGTCAAGAATAAATACCGGGAATACAATTGGAAAATGAGATTCGAGGGATTTTGGATCTTTTCCGGGAAATTGATCGTCACGCAAATAAACACGGAATTCCGGTGCGCCGCCTCCATCAAGCAATTGCCCACCGAGTTCGGGGACAGAAACATAACCGATTTTACCTATGACCGAATCTTACTCGGTAGTAAAAGCATGAAAGAATACGTCAACGAGATCAGGGAACAAAAATCTTTCACGCTCTCTTTTCCTTCCATTTACGCCCCGAACCTTTACGGGGAAGGAGAATCAGCAGAAAATCAAGATTTCGGGAAAGTCGTGAACGCCATAAATATCGAGAATACTAGCTCGAACGTGAACACGGTTATTCCCTGTTTTCACGCCATATATGTCATCGAAACCATGTTCAAGTCGGAAGGTTACCAAATACTCAATTCTTTCGATCACTCTTTCAAGGAACTCCTTATTTTCAACAATTACACCCTCGACCAGTTACCGGTAGAGAATTACGCGTTTTCGAACCTCGTCGGGCAAACGGATCTAGTTCTCACGGCCACCGACGATCCCACGAACAGCATCCGGTTTAACAAGTATTACGCCTCCAAGGGAGAATACGAGATCAGCATTTTTGCCAAGGCCAAATTTACCTCACACTCGAATCCAGAGAACACGAACATGATCGTTCAAGCGTCCATGGTCTACACGGCATACGAGGGTAACGTGAACGGGACTCGCAAGAACATCAGCCGGGTTCAAATCACGTACGACCCGAATCACCCGGACACGAGTGAAGTGTTCATCGATACCACTTTCACGCAGATTTTCGAACATTCCGGAGAATGCTGGCTATATTTCAACATGTACGCCCACAACGACAAGAATAGCATGATCCTGAGGAACTACGAGATCACGGAAGGACACATCGAAATTCGCCGGATCAATTCCTCGACCACGGATCTCAACACCTACATGAAAGAAATAAACCCCGTGAATCACCTTCCGGAAATATCATGCAGTGATTTTCTCGTGTCCTTCAAACAATTGCTAGGGTTCATCTACTTGTTCGATTTCACGAATAAAACCCTGCAAGTCATTTTCATGAAGGATCTCTTGAAAACGAAGGCTCTTGATCTCACTGAACAATACATTTCGGACACCCCGGATACAGAGATCAAAGAACCGCAAGCGTACGAGTTAAAATATGATATTGACGAATTCAATATAAACGGTTACACCTACGAAGGCCAGTACAACTCGTTAAAAGAACTCCCCTCCCCGATTCGTGAGAAACTACTCGTTAGAATCAAGAACATCAATAGTTTTTACGAATCCAAGATCGTTGACAACACCTTGCAATGGGTTCGAGCCGCTGATGTCTACAAACCCCTTGTCACGCACAAGTACACGAAAAAAGAGAGTGTTGATATCAAGTTACAACCAATCGCCATGGATGAATACAAGGATGCCATTCACCCCTATTACCCGGAACAAGGCGTCTCGGCCTTGTACTCGCCAAGCACGAGCAAAACAGACAAACTGATCTGCATGTTAAGAACCGACGCCTACGGGGCCACGACAGCAAACATGGGATATTCCATATTATCCAACATGTTCTCCTTTGACCTCGAGGCCGACGACGGGGCGTATAACAAGTACTTAAAATCCTGGTACGATTTTATCTCCACGGCCAACACCTACACGTTCTCTTTCCGGGTGAACATCGAAGACGTGTTCCGGATCCTCACCTTGTTTAACCCGCAGGAAGGAACCCCGGAAGAACAAACCCGCCGGGTCAGGGTTCTGAACCAGGAATACATCCCGTTCCAATTCACGTTCGAGTTCTCACACGATAACATCATTTGCCAAGCCAAACTCATGAAAAATGACAACAACTGATATAAACCAACAAATCCAAGCCTTCAACAAGGACGTTGCCGGCTGGGGAAAACGAGTTCGAAATCAAACAATATCCAACGCCAGAAGATTAAAGCGCCCCGTATCCAAGAAGAACACCCACGATCACGAATCCCTGGGGGACTCCATCGGGCAAAAAACGTACAAGAGCGACGGGGAAATTGATTGTATCGGGTTCTCGTTCGCCCGACACGGGGTATTCTGGCAGAAAGGTGTCGGCCGAGGCTACGTCATGCAAAACGGGATCGTTACACGTGGCCAGAAAAAGAGAATCGGGATAAACAGACACGATAAAAGAACCACCTTCATCGCCACCGCTGGCCCGATCAGACGTAAACCCGTGGACTGGTTCAACGGTTTAATATCAAGAGAAGTTGAAACTCTCGCCGACATCGTTGCCGAGCATTACGCCGATCGGGTGATCAACGCTACCCGGATGACCATCCGGTAACGTAACTTCAAGGCCTACCCCTCTGTTTTGCTTTTTTGTCTCCAATATTTTGATCTATCAGATTTAGTTTTTATATCTAATCATTAAAAAAACATGAATTTAAACTTGCTATTTTAAAATATTTTGATATTTTTGTTATGCATATGCAAAAGGATCCTATTTCACAATTTACAAGTTATTGCTAAACCTAAAAACTTATAAACCATGAATGAACCACCAGTTTTACACCGCTTATATGCTCGTTTGAAAGAACAATGCATATAATATTTCAAACAATATTCTTACTATTATTTTAAGTAAATTATCAAAAAGGAGGATTTATTCATGAGATTTTCCACAAGAAAGATAACTATATTTAGTACAATAATTTTTCACATAATCCTGACTGGATGTGCAGACAAACAAAATCGGCCATCAAATTGTAACATCCCGATCGGCCATTTGTTATTCAGCGAGGAATGGTTAGAACTAGGAACCGTACAAATGAATAAAGTTCAAGAAAAATGGGTTCATATTTTTAACCCTACACGAGAAAACGTGACACTATCAGTCATGGAAACTCCCGAGGAAAATTCATCCCTAAAAGTTTCACGAAAAGTTGGGAACAAACGTGTGCAAGCGATACAATCATTTACCATACCAAGTGGTAAAGTGGATTCATTGTTAGTAACATTTTTACCACAGAATGATTTTCCATACGGGGAATTTCTTAACACCGTGTATCTCAAGTGTAATGGAGAAATATTAATGACCGGGATAAAAGTCGGGGGTATCGTGGTTGATAATTTTGAAAACGTACCTCCCAGCGAAACCCCACGTGGAATTCTGGATCGAGATACAATCGTGTTCCGGTTCGAACAGGGGAAACAAGTTCCCGTAACATTTGACGTGGAGGTTCAAAACAATGGAAACTCCGACTTAATCGTGAGAAAAATAGAAACAACATGCTCATGCGTGACAACAAAACTTGATAACACCACAATTGCAACCGGAAAATCTACCGTATTGCACGCACAATTTATCCCTGAAGGATTAGCCGGATCATTTTGGCAAGAAATCCGTTTAGTGACAAATGACCCTCAAACACCGTTAAAAACCGTGTTTATTAGATGTTATGTTGAAGAAAAAAATTAAAAACCATGAAAAATTTATCAAAGTATTTCATTTTAAGCATTACATTATCGTTGTTATACTTAGGAGGATGTGAAAAAGCAATGCTTGACAACAATTTATCATACGCATCATTATATGCGGATTCCGTTTATTTAAGTTTTGACGGGAACTTGAATGATCCTAGAGTGATTGATGCCAATTTAGATGAATACATGCAAGCCTATCGGAGGCTGACAAAACATTTAACCTACAAAGAAGGTTTTTTATCCTGGGATCTCGATTCTGCCTCCCAAGTAAAAGTATCCCAAAACATTTATGACTACTTAACAGGATGCTGGAAGTATGATAATACATTATTAGCATCCGGTGAATATAAATTAGATCTAGTTGCTAATGGTTACAGGATTATCCCGAAAGAAATTCCTCCTTCAAATTCCCGTGCCGACGAATATCCTTATCCAGTTCCAATGCTCAAAGGGAATAACAGGTTTGGAGAGAATTTCAGTTTATGCGCTCGGATATACAGAGAATATTACAAATTCCAATCTTTAGCCCAATATATTGATTATTATGCTTCTGAATTTTCCCCTGACGGCTATGGTATTTATAGCATCCAAGGGATGCAAAACACGCTAAGTGCTAATCGCATAACAGGATATGCAACGTATTACGCAGCAAATTGTTGTTACACGACTCCTAATTATTTATGTGACGCAAATAAAATCGGATCACCATATATAAATGATACAAGAGACAAAGATGGGATCGGGGAAATCATTCGAGCAGTAAGAAATCTTAGCCACAAACATATATGTGCTAATATACTCGTAACGACCTCCAAATAATTGGTATATAATTGGTATATAAAATGCTTCATCCATGCTTTTTTTGAAAAAACGAAAATTCATAGTTTACTCATGCGCTTGGCTTGTAACAAGCTGTACCCCATCAGCTCACGAAAGAACGTATTATGAACAATTATACGCGGATTCTCTTTTTATCACTTGTGAAGGAAATCTAAACAGACCGGGAGTAATCGAACAACAAGAAACAGCCTACATGAAAGCGTGCCAACGCATGACACGCCATTTACGATACGGGGATTCTCTGTCATGGGATTTCACGGCAAAAGAACTGAAAGTATCTGATGACGTGTACGATTATTTAACAGGATGTTGGAGACACGAAAACTCGCTATTACGAGGAGATAACCCCCATATTCATGGCAAATTCATTCTAAAATTGGTACCTAACGGATATATTTTGTTACCTTCACGAGAACATGGGGAATAAAAGATTTTACAAAAAGCGAAGTTTTCCACTTCGCTTTTCTTTTTTTTCATAATTTCAAAAAAGTATAATCTTTCGAATTATTATTCGTAATTTATCCCTCGCAAAATCAAAACAAGGAAAATAGTGTATAGTAGTTTCTAATATTTGATTTGGAAACAACCGGATTACTTCTTACCATGTGTTGTATTGTCTCTGTAAGTAATTGAGAAACAATGCCAGCTTTGTTATTGATGCGTGAATTGTTCCCGAAAAGATCACAGAGAGGATGGTAGAAGTACCATTTGTTACTGATTTCGGCTTAAAAAGTAATTTTTTATAAGGGATATGCAGAAAGTACGAAAAACAATTGGCAAATATGCCAATTGTTATTATCTTTGCACCTGTATAATAATTATTAAAAGTGGCGACAACACTTAAAATACGGTAAAAACGATTATGACAGATAAAGGACAACATTCTTTTTTGGAAATTCCGACACAATCATCAGCCCAGATTATTAGCCGAAATGAGGTCGAAGTAATAGCTCCCGATGGAGAAGTTTTCACGGTCTTGTGCCAAATAGGTGCATACACAAGTAAAGAAACACAAGATCACGAACTTCATTGGTTAGAAGTCTTGTTTGACAAAAACTTTTCCGATGATAAAGAGGAAATGACAAATTCTATTTGGCGAGAATCTGTACAGTTTGCCATTGGTGGTGGAATTTTAGGCATTAGCACTGGTACACGCCATAAGGATCGGGCACGTATCGGCGGGCGAATTCGTCAGATACGTGAAGACAGAGGTATGGAAGCTCGTGACTTGGCAAGACTCGCTGGCATTGATGCCGCTAATCTCAGCCGTATTGAAAATGGAAAGTATTCAGTAGGGCTTGATATTCTGTCTAAAATAGCTGCCGTTTTAGGAAAGAAAATAGATTTTGTTGACCTTAATTAGTCTGTTATGATTGACATAAACAATTTCAAGGTTGAAGTTTCTTGCGAATACAAGGGAGAAACATATTCTGTACGGGATAATGGTGCTATTATGAGGCATCCTAAAAAAGCTTGTCGAATAAGACCTTTGGATAACAAATGGACTTTTGGCGAAAAGAATGAAGCCAATGGATATATGTTTTTTGCCTCAAACATTCGTGTTCATCAAGTTGTAGCATCCGCTTTTTGGGGACATCAGAAAGCGGAAGGGATGGTTGTTGACCATAAAGACACAAACAGATGCAATAATAGAGCAGAAAACCTCCATTGGGTAACGAAGCTTGAAAACGTATTGAACAATCCGATAACTCGCCGAAGAATTATCAACATATGTGGTAGCGTAGCCGCGTTCCTTGAAAACCCTGCCTCGCTGCGAGATAGTTCTGCAGATCCAAATTTTAAGTGGATGCGCACCGTGTCTGAAGAGGAAGCCGCCAAGTGTAAAGCCAATTTAGAAAGATGGGGGCAAGAAGATACAGAATTTACAGGTGTTTCGCAAGGCAATGGTATCGGTGAATGGATATACAACGAGTATCAGCCTATGAAACAAATCAATAGCACTCGTCAGGAATGGACACGATTACCCACACAGACATCATACGTCTATGAACGGGAAGAAATGCAGAAGCCTTTATTAAGGGAATCATTAACTTCTAATGCCATGCAAGAAGATTGGAGAACGCCAACGGAATTTCCCTTGTGCCCCACAGATACGCTTTCTTTGGAGGTTTATTATTCATCATTGGAAATTGGGATAGTTTTTTCAAACAACACCCATGGTACAAATACCATCATAGAATTCGCTATATCAGATGATGGAAAACGGTTGTGTGTTGCGACCCATAATCCAGAGGGACCAAAACAATGGTATATTACCTATGTATATATATTGGGCGATAAGTATATTCATAAAAATGGAGGTTCTTTTTTCGATGAGAATGGCGCATTAAAGGAAATAACACTCTTTCAGGGAAAAGAATGAACTGGTGGTGATTGCATAGATGATTACTGCTAATTGGAATGACACAGACTGATGTAACCAAATTTTTAGGCATTTAGACCTTTAAAAGTAAAATTTAAGCAACTATAAAATTGAAAGCGAAGTTTCCACTTCGCTTGTATTTCTTTCCCTCAAATTTTGCAATCTCACAACTTTCCTCTACTTTTGTAATGCTTAAACAAATCAAGAAGGGTGGAGATAGACCGCCCCGAATCCGTGGAGCGGATTTTTTATATCTATCAGGAAACGATATTGTAAGATACACGGCGTGTACCCCCGTCTATATACTGTAATGGTATATAGGACCCTTCTTGAGAGTTTAAGCAGCGGGAAAGGCACGCCGCTTTCTGTGCCTACAAATGCTTAAAATCAAGAATCATGAAAAACCAATTTCAAACCCCATCACCCCGGGGCATCATCTCGCAACAAAACAAGGTAAACACCTTCCGGGAACTATTCTTGAACAACCTTGACTCCCCTCACGTGGAGATTTACCGCAAGGCATGGGCGAAAGCAAGGGCAAGATTATCCGAGATGCAAGCTACCATCCATTTTTGCAGGAAGGAGGTATGCCATGAATAACCAACAAGCATCGACCCAAGCCGAGAAAGCCGTTATCGAATCTTGCATCCGGGACATGGAAAACATCTGTCAATCCATTCAAGGCCTTTACCCCGCCATCAACTCGAACATCCCGACCTCTCGATTCACCAACTCGGAAAAGGAAGCCTGTAACTTCATCGAGTCCATTCAAGCCGCTTTCGTCTCCGCCGGAAACTTGTTGACAGCAATCATCAGGAAGGAGGCCCATCATGAATAAAGAGAGAGTCTTGTGGTACGTCCGGCAACTTCAACTGTTACGACACGGTTTCATAAACGAGATCGAGAACATCGACGCTATCGAGCATCACGTGATCAACTTCGAGGACGGCATGGAAAAAGCGATGGAGGCCGTTTGCGGTGTCTACACGGAACTCGTGGGCATCGAGGTCCAAAAAAGAAAGGAGATAAAACATGTGTAACGAAAAATACCTGGAAGCTCTCGATGAATTAATGGACTCGTTCCTCGAACGATATTCCCCCGCCGACACGTGGCAGGAATCAAACGAGCAATACACCTCCACCGAGATACTCGAGATGTTTAACTCCGTTTACCCTATTCCATTGGAAGACATTTACGAGCAACTACGGGAAAAAGGATTCAAGTGTATTCCCGTACCCGGCCAAGGCAAATTCGTCTGGCTACTGAAAACGATATAAACACCCACCCCGTTCCACCCGAACGGGGTTCTTTCTTCAAAACCTGTCCTTTTTTTCCGGTTCCCGATACTGTACTATTGCCCGTAAAATGAAGGAATCATGGCAAAAAGCAACACGACAAACAGACGGGTAAACTTGTACATAAACGGCAAAGAAGCCACCACCAGTATAAAAGAAGTCAGGGCCGAGATGCAGAAACTCGTGAACGAGCAAGCCCGGATGAAAATAGGGAGTGATGAATACATCGCCCATGCCCAAAAAATCAAAATGTTGAAGGGTATCATTCAGGAACACAACGACTCGTTGAAAACGACACATACGCGTTGGTTATCCCTTTCCGGCATAACCAACGGTTTTAACACGTATTTCGGGATGGTTACTTCCTTTCTTGCCGGCCTTACCGGTATCGTGTTAGGTTTCAGGAAATGTGGAGATGAAGCCGGAAAATTTGAAGAAAATCTCAGTAATTTATCAGCGTTAACCGGGCTTGCCGGGGAAAACCTTGAATGGCTAAGTAACAAGGCTAAAGAAATGTCTATAACCACGACCAAGGAAGGGATAAATATCAAACAATCCGCGACAGACATTCTCGATGCCTTCACGAAAATGGGTTCACAACGCCCGGAACTCCTGAAAAACAAGGAAGCTCTCGCGGCGGTCACCGAGGATGCCATCATCCTTTCAGAAGCCGCCAAAATGCAACTGGAACCCGCGGCAGCATCTCTCGCGAACGTGATGAACCAGTTTAATGCGAAATCCTCTGATAGTAGAAGAATCATCAATGAACTAGCCGCCGGATCTCAAGCCGGGGCCGGGGATATCCAATACCTTTCCGACGCGATTGAAAAATGCGGTACCACAGCCTATTTAATGGGAATACAAACGAATCAGGCAGTTGGACTAATAGAAGCTGTCGCTCCAAAATTTAAAGAAGCCAGCATGGCCGGGAACAGCCTGGACAAAGTTTTACTAAAATTAAAAGAAAAACAAATCGGTTTTAAAAACGGGGCCTTTGATATAAACCAAGCCCTAGAGGAGCTTGAAACAAGAATAGCCAAGGGAGAATCCTCCGCGACAATATTCGGGGTTGAACACGCGAAAATGGCAGAGGTTTTGATCCAAGCAAAAGAAGATATTAACCGATACACGAACGCCGTGACCGGGTCCGAGAAAGCTATCGAGATGGCCGCGAAAAACACGAACAACAGGATGGCAGAACGGGCCCAAGCGATGAACCGACTCAAACTCCAAATGATCGAGGTCGGGGAAAAAATTTCTCCGGCAATCACGATAGGAACCAACACGTTCACTTATTTCTTAAAAGCCCTAACCAAGGCCCCCGGATTATTCAAAGAAAACAAAGAAATTATCGTTCCTCTCGCCTCGGCAGTCCTCGCCTTATCCGGGAAAACGCTCCTTGCCTCCACCGCGATTATTAAAAACAGGGCGGCTCTCTTGCTTGACACGGTGGCCAAACAAAAAAACGCCCTTGTCACCGCTTTTCTAACCGAAAAAACAAACCAGTATAATATCACGCAAGGACGTCTACACCCGGCCTTGTTAAAAGCAAGAACCGCATTCGTCATGCTTAACCGTGCCATGGTAGCTAACCCTATCGGGGCTATCACTATCGCATTCACCGCCCTCCGAAGTGCGCTTACCTATTACGACCGTAACAACGAGGAAAGTATCCGGCTCGAACGAGAGAAAACGGAAGTCATGAACACACTCAAAACTAGCAACGAAAAGCTCTCCGAACAGTACAAAAGTTACAACACTCAAATATCAAGATTGAACACCCTTTCACGACAAGAGAAACTTGATTTACGTGAAAAAATCGCCCTCGCGATCCAATCAGCCAAAGCCGAACTAGAACTATACAAAACCAAACAACTAAATATAAAAAAAGAGAACACGACCGTCGGGACATGGGATATTACTTGGAAAACCTTAACCACATTCAAAAACCCGTTCGCTCCCCAAAAAGGTATAGAACGAACATTCGACAAGTTAAAAGAAACAGCCCGGAAGAAAGGAGAAGAAGCGGCCGCCGAACTTGATCCCGGGATCAACAAAATTCAAGAATCCATCAACTCTATGGAGCAAGATTTAAAACAACTCGATGACATTTTCAACGCCGAGAGTAGCGCGGACAAGATCGGGTCATCTACGATCACCCAGCTAGAAGAAAAGATAAACCTGTATAAAATAGCACTCGACAACGCCACTCGTGAAAGTGAAGAATTTTATCGTGTCCAGACGAAACTCGTCAACACTCAAAAAGCACTTAACGAGGCAATTAAAAACAGGGATTATACCACGGAAGCGGAAGATAAAGCGACCGAAAAAGAAAACGCCAAAAAACTCCAAGCCGCGGAGGCATTAGCTAAAAAGAAAAAAGAAATCGAGGAACAACTCGCTAAAAAAATCCAAGAGATAAACAACCGGGTACAAACCTCTTCCTTGAAAGAAGACGAGAAAGAGATCATGGCCGCTCATAACAAATTTCAAGAGCTACTATCCATCTGCCAAAAATACAACCTAGATGCAACGGAACTTTACGAGGCGCATCACCAAGAAATTTCCTTCATTATTGACAACCAACTAGAAAAAAACGTGACGGCCACGATCGAAGCGGAAGAAAGAATACTGGCCGCTTTAGGATCTTCCTCCGAGAAACAAAAGAACGAGATACGGAAAAGATACTCGGATCTCCTTGCTTTAGCCCAACAACATGGTATCGACACGGGTGCCATACGTCAACATATCCAGGAAAAGATGGAGCGAGAACTTAACGGTATCCAAGACCCACGCGGGATGCAAGTATTAAACATCTCCGAGGAAGAGTGGGAAGAGTTCGAGGCGAAAATGAACATGGCGCTGGATCTCGCCGGACAACTCAACAATATCTGGGGACAATTCAACGAGTTCCAAAACAACCGGGATAAAAAGGAACTTCAGGACTACGAGAAAAACACCAACAAGAAAAAGGAACTCCTTAACAAGCAACTTGACTCCGGCCGGATCAGCCAGGAAAAATACAACGCTCAGGTTGCTCAACTTGACGCGGATCTCGACAAGAAAAAGACCGAGATCGCCCGGAGACAAGCTAAAAGAGAGAAAGCACAAGCCATCGCCGGGGTAATCACGAACACGGCCACGGCAATCATGCGAATCTGGGCCGATGTTCCCAAGTTCGATTTCGGGATCTCCACCGGGGTATTAACGGCCATCGCCGCCGCTACCGGGGCCGCCCAGCTCGCCACGATTATCGCCAATCCCCTACCCGAGTACGCCCAAGGAGGAATGACGGACGGTGCTAGAGTGTACATTGCCGGGGAAGCCGGCAGGGAATGGATTGCCCCTAACAACATGCTCAACGACCCGATCACGGGGCCGATTATTCAACAACTCGAACTCGTTCGCTCCGGAATCCTCTCCCCGGAACAATTGCGTCCCGTTTTACCGGACTTCTCCACGATGACCTCGATACCGATGTACGCGACAGGAGGCCTCACCGGACCCGTACAAAACACGACAAATTATTACCAAACGTCAACGGAAGATACACGCCTCCTAGAAACGGTACAAGGCCTCCGGGACGAGATCAGGATAATGAACACGTACTTGTCAGATCCAAGAAACAGACAAGCGTATATCAGTAACGATGTACTGATTCAAAACGAAAAAGAAATGAACCTATTGAATTACCTTAAACAATTATAATTTTATCGAGAATCAATATAACACTTGTTATTATTGATTTCCCATCATTCCGGGAAAAGACAGAAATTCTTCTGTCTAATAAACCGCCCGGCCACCCGCTTAAAAAAGAGCGCCTGAAGCCAAATTTTTGCTACTTTTTATCTCGGCATTTGAGAGTTAAAAAGTAGCCCCGCCACGGCGAAGCCCTTCCTTTCTATATTAAAGGAAGAACTTCGCCGTGGTTCCTCGTATTGTTATATCTGTCCGTTATCCGAAAACGAGTAATAACATTCCTTATCCCTCGTGATAATCAAATGATCCACGAACGCCATCCGCATAATATCAGCGCATTTCTTTAGATTCCGTGTTAGTTTTATATCCTCGTTACTCGGGTGCAATTTCCCGCTTGGATGGTTATGAGCAATGACAAAAGCGGTAGCGTTCATTCCTAGTAAAAACTGAAAAATCATCCTTTCATCAACAACCGTGGAAGTTATTCCTCCCTCGAAAAGTTTCGAGTAACCTAACACGTCACAATTATTATTCAATGCCAACACGTAAACACTCTCACGATATTCTATTTCATTTTGATCCCACACCCGTGTAAACACTTCCGCCATTTGGCCGGGAGAATTGATATGTTTATACTTTATATCCTTGTCACGAACGTAAAAAACTTTAAACTCCCCAACACGATCCCCCCGTGTAATAGAGGATTCCATCACGTTGCCCGTTTTTATCCTGTACACTTGTTTATCGGAGAACAAATGTATCACAGGGAAATACTTCAACTCTTTCCCTCCCTTCGTCACCCGTTCCCGAGGTTTTCCCCACGCTATAAAAGCCTTTTCACCTTTACGCACCCCGTACCCGTCAATCTTCCACTCGTCAAAGGTCTTAAACTCGTTAGCGTCTCCCGTTTCGTATATGTAATTCAGCAAGACATAATTAATAGTACCGTCAATTTCCTCTAACGATTTTAACGATCTCGCCACTTTCGAGGCCTTCACTAAAGCCTCTCTTTTCATGGCTAACTTTCCACTATAACACATATCACTAAATTTGAAACTTGAATAATAACGACTTACAAAATATCATCAATACTATGATCGGGGTTCGTTTCTAACACGATTTCTTTGCTCGCTCTCACTCCTGCAATCTCGACCTTACGTACTTGCCTATCGGAAAACAAGTAACACACGGGGAAAAAACTGTATTCATCCTCTTCCCCCTCTGCCTGTTTCGTGTCTGTTTCTTCCTTTTTTCCGTTTCCTATTCTCGGTTGCCCCCAAATAACAAACGCTTTAGAACCTTTTAAAATGGTATATCCTAGCTCTTTCCACTGGGCGAAAGTGTTGAACTCCGTTGCCCCGTCCGTGTTATAGATCAATTTCAATAAAATTTCATTGATCGTCATGTCAAGCATTTCTTTTTGACGTATCCCTTTCGCAACGTTAGAAAGTTCGATTAATTTCGTTCTAGTTTCCTTAAATTGTTTACCTTTGCTCATGATTGAATTTTTTTAGTTAGACGCTTTAAAAATTTGATTTCTGTACGGGGAACGGTGGCTGCCGTTCCCCATTTTTATCAACAGGCAATTTCTATTTTCAACTTATCCATTTTAGCGTTAATCCTGTTCAAAATACAATTAATCACCTCACCAATTACAACAGGGTTATTCATTGAAAAAACCGTGTCATTTCGATATTGCGAGAGTTTTCCGAGACTTAACTTGTAACTTTCACATTCAAATTCATCATCCATGATACATTCTTGTACTTCTGCCTCGATCGCTCTTAAATGTTCAGCCTCGCTCACGAGCCTATTCAACTGCATGATCAATTCTTGTTTCCGTTGGTAATACTGGATTCTTTCTTCCAGGTTCACGGGTTCCTGCAATTTCTTGTTGGCCTCTTCAAGTTGTTTTTTCAAACTTTCGATCTCTTCATCCTTATTCACCTCTTTCGGCTCTTCCTTCAAGGGAGGAACAATTTCAGTTTTCTCGGGGATTAATTCCATCGGAAGTAAATTTTTCGTTTCCTCTTTTGATTTCTCTACTTTTTTGTTCGTTGTCATAATCTTTAAATTTTAGTTAGACATTGTGTTTGATTTCTGTATTACAAATATACGCAGAAAATCAAGAATATACAAGTATTTTTATCAGCCAACACACTGCATATCAATCAGTTATTTGCAAACACCTCGAATAAGATCAATTAAAATAGTTCTACCCCGCGAAAAAAAAATTTTACTTTTTTCAGTCATGAAATAGCGAGATCCTCGCGGAAATCGCCTGTAATAAAGTCACAACCTTAGAATCATTATAAATTAGCTCCTCAATACGGTTTATTTTTAATTAATCACGTAAATATCAAGTTATTGACACCTATCAAAACGGGAAATTCCCGTTTTGACAGCAACTTAACCCCAGAGCCCCGCCCTATCCAGCAACGCAACTTTTCGCCTCGTGGCGCGGGAAATATGAAGGGAGGGAGAGGCCCTTAACACGTCATCACATACCGCCAATAGTCCTATATGCCAAATACATGTGATTCCTTTATAATTTAAATGTAGTCCTTGATTGCATTCGAAACTTGCAATCAAGGCAGGCTCATGGGGAAATAGGTTGCAACAATTTCAGCAATCACAAGAATAAAAAAGCAATTTACATACGCACAAGAAAATAAATACAATAAAAGTTTGTCAGTAACAAACTTTTCACTACATTTGTACTGTCAAACTGCGGGTGACTCCGCTAAAATATCAGTTCTATGACAAGTTTGTTTGAAGCTATCGAGGAGATAGCAAGACAGAACCCGGGAGGGTTCACGGTTGACCTGACAACCTTAAAAAAGGTCACAAAAGGTATTTCGGTTGCCTATCTCGAAACTCAAAACAGTTTTGGAGATGAAGGACTGAAAAGAGTTCTTGAACATGCTGAAAAGCACGAAAAGGCAGTAGGAGGGTGGTTGAACGAGGATGACGGGTATTTCTACTACGATTCTGTGAAAATTTATTTCGATCGGGATGAAGCGATTCGAGCCGGACGAGAAAATAAACAGATCGCAATTTTCGACATCGGCAATCTTGAACTTATCAAGTTGTGAACCGGAGGGCTTCGGCCCTCCATTTAAAAATTTTTACTATGAAAAACATCGAGTTATTGCCCATCTCAGAAGAGGCTAAAAAAAGACTGAACGAGTTCGCCACTCAGTACAAGCGTTATGCCCACGTCATCGTTGAGATCGTTTCTTTTAATGAAGGACGATTGATTGTTCGCGTGGAACAGAAGGATTTAGTAAACGGTAAAATGTTGACAAAAAAGGAGCTGGCAGATCGTGTCCGGAAAATGTTTGACGGGGAAATACCGACAGATTGGAAATTGACGGTTTCAGCGGTGGATTTTGATCGCAAGGACATCGAGGAGATAAATGCCGAATGGATCAAAAGCCGGATGAATAAATTAATGCTAAAAGCCAAGCATGTTTGCACGCACACGGGGGTTGATAAATCAACGCTTTCGCAAATATTAAACGAGGAAAAGCCATTGACCAAATGGCACAAAATCGCCTTGTACTATTTTTTCAAATATTACGAGGTCGCCAATTTCAGCGCGAAAAGTAACTGACAAACGAATCGAGTACCGTACAGTTTTAAAAAGAGCTTTTAATTGAACACCTGTACAACTTGAAGAAAGCCCGTGACAAAATCACGGGCTTTACGTTATTATATATCATCCAAATCCGGGAACTTATCCCTGATTTCCCGGGAAATCGTTCCCACCTTGTTTTTCGTGTATATTTCCGTGACTTGAACCGAACTATGACCGTTCTGGTCCCGCAGCGCGTACATACTTATATTATTATCTAACGCCAACGAGTTCCCAGTATGTTTCCAAGAATATAACTTATACTCGCTGGGCATATTCAAGATTTCCCGGAACGAGTTAAAACGATTCTTCAGGTTATTCTTTCCCAAACACTCCGGTCCCGGTTTATACTCCTTACCGAAAACGTAATGATCCCGGTTATACTTGTGCAAGTTATAGACCTCCCGGATCTTGATCAGGAAATGATCGGGAATTGTCGCGAATCTTTCCCGGTTAGTTTTTGAACGGAACCGATCCACGTTAATCACTCCCCGGGCAAAATCAATATCCCGGATCTTCAGCAAACGCAATTCTTTACCCGGTCGAAGGAAACAATACGTCTCGAACTCTATCGCCATCCACAACTGCGGATCCCGTTTGCTGATCGTGTCCCGGAACTTTTGAATGTCAAACGAGGCCACCGGACGCGGGGCTTCATCCTTATCATACCCCTTGGGTACATGATAAACCGGGTTTACCATCATCTTCCCCTCGCTCACCACGAGATCAAACACGTTACTGATGATTTGCTTGTAACACCGGATTGTTTTATCGGCCAGTTTCTTTTTCCCGATCAAGAACTCGGAAAAGAAACGCAAAACGACCTTGTTATTCACGGCTGAAACATCTACCTCCCCGTAATTAGCCTCGATCCACGCCGAGAACATACGCAATTTAGACCTGTAAGTTGCCAATGATCCCTCGCTGGCCCGCTCGCGAGTTTCAAGATACTTGTTCGAATAAAGCCGGAAAGTCGTGTTCGACGCCCGCATCTTACCGTATATCTCTTCGATATTCTTGTAACGCAATTGATCGGCGTAAATAACTTGAGTATCGTCCACGAAAGGATTCCAACCGCTTTTCAACTTCCCCGAAAGTTCGTTGATTATCTCCACGCTTTTAGCGTACCTCGCTTTCGAAACTTTAATCTTATTTAGTCCTTTGTAATATTTGAAGCGTTTCATCTTCCCGGTTCGCGGATCTTTAACGGAATAATACACGAACCACCTTTTTTTCATATCGCCCCCACAATCATTGAGTTGTGGAAGAGTTATTAATTTTACGCGTTCCATGACCTTTACCTTTTTTAACGCCCCCCGACGTGAAAGATCCAGTCATTTTCGCTCATGTCTACTTTTTGTCTCCTTTTCGTAGTCCATGTCTCCTTTTTACAACAAATGCCCTGATAATCAGGGCATCCATTTTTTTGGTCGAGATGACTGGACTTGAACCAGCGGCCTCCACGTCCCGAACGTGGCGCGCTACCAACTGCGCTACATCTCGTTTCCGTTTTGCGAGGGCAAAGATAATAAAAGTATCAATTA